TTTTCTATGCGATGCCACAATATTTTAGGTGTTGCTTTCTTAAATTTTTTAAAAAGTTTTGCCTCTGGACCCATGGTGTTTTTGAGCCAACAATGTCATTAATAGTCTTTAATATAACCTGGTGGCAATATAAGTTTTTCTTCTCTGTTTGGCTTCAATACGACACGCAAAGACGTGTCCATTGGGTTATTACTTTCGTGAACTTCAATACGTTTAATTTCTTCAAGATAACCTTTCCGTGTCATGATGTATATCTTAGCATCACTCACAGCATTACCTCGCATGCTATTTCTACCCTCTGTAAACTTAGCTAGATACTCTTGTAGGTGCTTTACGTACACTACTTACCTCGTTCTTCCTTCAGCTGTTTGCACTGTATCTTATAGAACTCCACCTCTCCTTGTAACTTCTTATTGTCCTTTCTTAACTCTGCGTTCAAGTTATGGTGCTCTACATTTATTCTCAATAAGTCCTCTATTCTCTGCTCTAGATCATTAGGGCCTCTCTTAGGATAAACGTTGTAGTTGGGGTCTTTGTTGATTTCTTCGAGTTGTTTATTAAATTCCTCGACATCTTTATTTGTCATCATACTTGACAGTATAGGATTGTTGGCTTAAATTGTCAATATGGGATTTTTAATATGGCACTTACTAGCAATTGTGGCAGTAATAAGTTGTAGCTTTCTTATAGGCTACAGCGTAGGAAAAAAGAAATGGGACTACCGAAAAGATTAACAGAAATGCAAAAAAGGTTTGCAGAGCATCTGGTCTTTGGAGGACCTGATGGACCTGTAACAAAAACAGAGGCAGCAATACTTGCTGGCTACAGTAAAGATCAGGCTAGACAAGAAGGATCTACACTAACCAATCCAAAACTCTACCCGCTTGTTGTACAATACATAGGAAACCTTAGAGAAGAAAAATTAAAAAAGTACGAAGTAACTTACGATGGACACGTAGCTGAACTAGGTAAGATTAGGGAGCGTGCTTTGAAAAAGGGTGCTTGGAGTGCAGCCGTGAACGCTGAGACCAATCGTGGTAAGGCAGCAGGACTATACATAGACAGAAAAATAATAAAAACAGGGAAACTAGAGGACCTATCAGAACAAGAGTTAGAAGACAAAATGAAAAAAATTTTAGAAGACTATTCACAGATTATAGACGTTACTCCCAACCCGAAGAAGATCGAGAAATAACTTCTTTAATATTAGCAATCTCATTTTTTAAATCTTCTATTTTACTCTCTAATTCTTTAATCTTATCTTTGTGAACCTTTCCTCTCTTTACAGCAGAGGCACTGCTGATAATTCTGCTTTTAATATCAACAACTTTTATACCCATATTTTAAATTATTATGGCAGCCAGTACGAAGCCTATAACAAAACCTATGATGTACTCTCTGTACAACAAGGCATAGACTTCCCTATCTCTCCATATTTTTTTAAGTTTATTCATTTTATAATCCTATCCATTGACACAATACAACCCATAGGAAATATGTTCGTATCGCTAAATACTTCATCTGTTTCATCATATGAATTAAAAGTAATCAAAAACTTTTTACTTTTCTTAAACACGTACGCTTGAGTAATCATTTTAGCTATAGGTAGCTTTAACATCTCTTCCTTAGATTTGTGCCCCGCATCGCCGGTGATGTCTAACCACTTAATTGTATAGAACCAATACTTCTTTTTATTGATTATCGCGTGTTTGTATCTTCTTCTACGTCTCATAAAATGTCCTTTTTGGATGTAAAATGTCCGTTTGTATAGTAATATTTATCATAAAATGTCTAGTTTGGCCCCTAAAATGTCCACTATAATCGAATATTTTGTTGTCAAATATAGCTTTTTTGACATTATGGACATTTTACATCAGTAAAATTTTTTTTATTTAAAAAAAATTTATGAAAATAATCACTATAGTGTCTGTATCTCTGCCTAATTTGTGCCATAATTACGCTTCAATATTGCCATCTTTGACTCTGCAGCCTCCACTTTAGCCAGCAGTTTATCAATCTCACCTGTGATATCAATGTGTTCAGGTATTATATTTGCACCTTGAACCATCATCGCTATCTTGGTGTGGGCATCAGAAATCTCAGCTTCATATCTTTTGATCAAAGCTTGGTATATGTTTTCACGTGCCATTTGCTACCTCCTTTTCATCTTTAGTTAATTTGTGGTATTCATCTAATCTTTTTAAGAAAGCGTATTTTGCTTTACGTAAATTAAGCCCGTCAATCTTAAATTCCTGGTAATATAGGTCAGGAGTACATACCATAATCACACATTGTTCAATAGCAGAGCCGTGAACTTGATCATGTGCCATGGCATATGCAGCAGCCTGCAGTTTATAGTCTCCTATCCATTCTTCTCTCTTTGGTCTGTTAGCTTGTTTAAAGTCCATCACAGTCTCTTTACCATTGTGTATCCCAACAAGGTCTGTAGAGCCCGCATAGAGGCCTGGATAGTAAAGTGTTACCTCCGAGCCAAAATACTCTGAAACAGGTGCTAGACCCACCTCTATGACCTTCTGGGCCATATGTTTCGTAAGTTGCCCCAATTCAGTAAGGTCTTCATAACCCTTACCCAGGACATAATTTTCGAGGTATTTGTGCATACTTGTGCCTCTCGTTGCTGACTGAGTTTTAATTCTTTCTGCCTCTTCTTTTCCCTTTTTAGCGATCCACTGTCTAAGATAAGTCTCATCCTTTGTCCTCCCTAGTATTGTTGTTACTGATGGCAGTCTGTACCCTGCAACATCATAGTTCCGTGCACCGTGGTCCATGAACCGTGTGCCTTGAACATATGTGTATTTATCGTTCTTTTTAATCATGGAGGCTGTGAGGACCTCCATGACGTCTAACGACAATAGCCGTTCTACTACACGTCTGATAATTGTGAGAGGAGCGTTCCGACGACGTGCAATAGTTTTCCCGGCCTCGGCTAAGACCGTATGAATTGTCGGTGCTCCAACTGTTAATTTCTTTTACCATGTTTCCTTTTATGTCTACCCATGTACCAATCTCCTGGTTCATAGTTCCAACGCTTACCGTGATGACCACGGACATCCGCGTACCACATTCTTAGTCTTACAATTAATTTTTTAATATTCATTTAATTTTTTCCAAAGCATCTCTAAACTTACCTTTATAGCCGTATGGTCCATGGTGAATGGTCGTTGAGTCTATGTTTGCATGTATTTTAAATTTAGACTTACGAACTAATTCACAAAAAGCAATGTCCTCGCCCTTGAATAAATGATCATCAAACGATGTATCAAAGAAGTTCCATAAACAATCTTCAGACGGGTTCTCGCCTGTGTTTTCAGCCCCCATGATCTCTGCGTTAATATTCTTTCTCTTCTCTTCAGGAAACTTAATCTGTAAGTCAGGATTATCTTTTTTAAGTTTATCAAACACATTACGTTTAATCATCATCAGTCCCGTTGGTCCTGCAGTTATTTCAACAAAGCCTTTGGGAGATATATTTATCTTTTCATAATTTTCAAACGACACGGGGTAAGACTCTTTCATAGTTGCATCTTTTAATCTATACGGAGTGCAAGATATATCATAGTTACCAGCCAACATTCTAAACACAGAGTCTGCACCAAACTGCATGTCAGCATCAACAAATAATAAAAATTCTTTTTTCGAATGCAAAAACCCAGCAGTCAATAGATTACGACAATGGCTAATGTAAGGGCTTTTAGCTGTTCTAAACTCAGCTGGTATATTGTGCATAGTAAACGTGTTAAATAAATTTAACAATGACAAACAGGTCTCCACTTTCATCGTGTCATAACAGGGCATTGCAACAAATACACTAGGTCTCATAATTTAATACTCATATTTTTCTATTTTCTCTATCATTTCTTATAGAAAAAATTAAAACTTAAACCATACCTACACTTATCATCCACATTTCTTTTATTTCCGTGGTTCAAGAAACTTGAAAACAGTGCAAAGTTCCCTGGTTCGCATTCTAATTTCTCTCCAATATCATCAAATTCTAACAACTGACTATGTTTATTCAACATTATAGCTCCAGACAGGAACGCTGGTAGATGGTGGTGCTTAACCGTATAATCAGAGAAACATTCTCTAATGCCCCACGCCTCACCTAAAGTATAAGAATCTATTTCTTTAAACTTATAAGAATCAATCAGATCTAGAATAGGCATTAAAACTTTAGCAAATTTTCTATTACCTACAAAATAATCGTAAGAGGTCATTTGTCCAACAACATTGGTTTGATAGTTTTTATTATCATCAGCCATGCAACCTTGATCTATCTGGTCCATAAAATACTTAACGTCTATATTAAGTTTACCTTTCACAAAGAAGTATTCTCTTTCTATCTTAGAATTTACTAATTTATTTATTATCATCCTTTCCCTTCATAATCTTCTGATACTCATCAAGTCTTCTTTTCTCTCTATCCTTAATATATTTGGGAGCAAAGTTAACAATATTATTCAAAGGTGCGGAGTCATGCACGTTGCCTGATACACTAATACGTGTACAGTCAGATTGATACGGACTAACCCAGTGTTTTAACCACGCTGGAAAAATAAACATATCGCATTCTTCAGGGAAGTAAGACACATAAGTTATGGCATCTCTAGGTCCTTCGCCATATAAAAATTGTATACCACCAGGTCCACAACTCTTACCATTATAATCTGCATTCTCTTTTTTTAATTTATCAGGTATCTGTAAGTAAATAACAAAAGATAACTTACCATCGTGATCGTGTGGCGGATTAAACTCATTTCTCTTTTGATAATTAATCCATAAAGCAGACATTATATATTCTGGTCTTTTTTGGTATGGTTTGTTTGTAAACTTTTCGTAAGCTTGATCATACACCCCAAAGTATTGAGATAATATAGGCAATAGTTTTTTCTTAGATTCGTCACTAAAACCAGTCTCTTTGTCTATCTGGCCAGCTAATTTATCTCTAAAATCTATCTTATTTTTTCCTGCTTCTTTTAATAAAAGATCTCTAAAGTGTGGCTCTATCTTGCATTTTACAACGCAAGGTCCCCAGTTAAAAATCGATATTGGTATTGTTTTTGGTTTTTCCATATCCTGTTCCTATACTCCTGTTTTTCCATCGCTTATTCCAGCCATAGACGTTCATCTTGCTTCCATAGTGTTCAAAGAATCTAAAGTAAACATCTTTGGTTTTCTTCCAAAAATATTTAACATCATCTATTGCATCAGGAATTGTTTTCATTGTCTCCTTTAAAAAACTTTCTACAGTGCTCTGCATACTCTTGATCGCTTAGATGGTCAGCAAACATATCTAACATTGCTTTGTATGCACCACCACTTTTATACTCGTTGCTGATAGTTTTATCTTTAAAGACACTCTTTTGTTTTCTTTCTCTATTCATTTGTGACATGCTCTTATGCTTCATAGTATTTCATTATAATTTTGGCTTTTTTAATTTTATCTTTGTTCCGTAAATACGGCAACAATTTTTTTAAAACTCTGTGCACTTGTCTATGTGTTAGCTGCCATCTTTTTTGTGGTTTGTATCCTTTTTTTCTTGGTGCAATATCACAGACATGACCTTCTTTAAAATAAGCTTTACATAAATTAACTAATCCAAAATCTGTGTTAGACAGTTCCATTCTAATGGCAGTGCAGGGATATCTTTTATCCATGATTGGATTGTATTTCATAATCTTACTGGTAGTAATACACCCCTCACCATCAAATAAACCTGCTATATAACTTAAATTAACTTTTTTCTTCATTTAACCTGTCCAAACGTTATTCTAACCATTGCTTTAATCGGATCCCACGTAACTTTATCAATCTTTTTTGATTGACTGCAACTCATCAGGAATAATAGGATCATAATCCCTAGCCCAAATTTTTTCATCTATCTCTCCTTCTGACCAACAATTTAAACACTGTACTATTTTGCCGATCGATGTTTTCAAAAAACCATTACCTTTACATTCTGGACATACACGTCTACCTGTCGACATAAGTATGTGAATACTTTGGTAAATAACTGTAGTCCCTTCTGTTTTGTTTTCTTATGTTTGCTTTAGCAGCTTCGTTTTTAAGAATTAAAATATTATTAGTAGCCTCTTTAATTTTAACATGATTGTTAATTATAGCTGCCTCTCTTTCAATAACTTTATTTAACATTCTTTCTTTAACGTAGTTGCCTTCTCTCCCTGCCATTCTGCAGACCATACTAAAATCTCTACCGTGTTTAATCCAACGTAAAGCCTCTAATGCTGCTCCTTCATCTGCTGAATAGAAGGCATCATCAAAAGCCTTAGCTAGAACTGCAATCCAAAGCCTTTGCTCTGAACTTTTGGTAAACTCGTTTAATCTAATAACGTCGTTGTTTGCAAATGGTTGTCTATGCTTTGCCATTTTTCTTTTTCTTTCTTTTTGTTGGTCTTCGACTTGGTTTTGTGTATGAAGATAGTTTAGATTCTAAACCTAACTTCTTTATTTTTTCCATGATTAGTAATTCGATTGTCTGTGACATCGATAATGCAAGTCCGGGGGTCATTTCTCTTGCCAACAAATGTCCTGCAGTATATACCTCATTCTTAAGAGAGGTATTTCTGTATTTTGTAGTGTCTGTCATATATTCTCCTTTCACACATTTATAGGATAATCCTAAAAGGATGTCAATGATTAAATATATTATGATGATAAAAGTTTGTGCTGCGGCCTACGGTGATTGCTTGCCAGAGCTTCGCCATAAGGTTGTATATGATAATTGGTATAATTGTGCCCAAGATGGTTTAAAGGAAGTTAAGAGTTTAATGACAGAAATAGGGCCTGTTATAGTTAACAGAGATAAAATTACTGTATCGTTTACATGCAAAGAGTCTGATCAGACTTGACATTGTGTCATAAATGTGGCAAAAATATGTTATCTTTTCTCACCTTATAACCTATCTCCGTATCCCTCGTTGAGATAGGTTCGTTTATTCTGGCTCGTGTCCCCCACAAATATAACCAACAACAGTTTTACCTTTGTACTTGTGAGTGTAAATATTTTGTTTTGTGAAAGGTTTATACTTTCTATTTTTTTCAACAGCGACGTTAGTATGATACCAACTACTACACACTAGTGAATTAGATTTTTTCCAATTAAGATCATCGTAACGCTCCCTTGTGTTAGGTATTTCGAGTGTTGTCATCTCGATATTACCGAGAAGCGTCAGAGTCAGTAAAGTTATAGTCACTATGTTTTCCATTTGTAATAATCTTTTTCTGACTATTACCTTTTTTGTTAGTATATTCCACTATAAAAGTTTTCTTGGGATCTAATCCTTTCATCATTTTTTTAAGACTCATCGCCTCTTTTTCTGTGGTTTGATCGCCTTCTGTTATTTTATATTTATATCTCATATTTTTCTTTCTTTCCTTGGGGTCAGTAGGCTAACCTAGCTTTCGATACAGCCTACTGCCACCCGCTACTTGGAGATCTACCACCTTAGCTAGCCAGCGATAGGTCCTCACGGGGATTATTACTATCCTATATACACTAGGAATGAACCAATTGCAAGTATTAAAAATAAAATAATATCAACCCAGAATAGAAAAATAATAATGCTTCAGAACACTAACGGCCCTGGCCTCTGTAGGGCTTACGCTTAGGTATACGTTTGCCATAACTCTTCGCATGTTTTCCAGGCCTTTTCTTGGGAGTTTTTTTAATGTAGGTATTTACGCCAAAGAGTGGCTTCTTTTTAGCCATCTTTAGTTTCGTCTAAGTGTCTTATTTTAAAACCTGTTTCTTTATCTGCAATAACATACTTAATTACGCCATTTACTTTCTGTTCTAAATCATGTCCACAGTTAACACAACGAAACATACCAGGATCAAAACTAACCAGTAATGTATCTGTTCTACATTCTGGACAGTTTCCTGTTACAATTGATGTTTCTAATGTTCCTATTCTAGCCATGGTTTATATTTCACCTTACCATCTTCTCTGAGAGCACGCAACGATTGTTGTCTGTTTGCGTTAGATGAATATGAACAATGTATCCAACCTGATGTTGGTTCGTTATCTCTGTAAAACTCTAATATAAGCTGGTCAAATTCTAATTCATTCTTAATCCAAAGAGCTAGCTCTCTATTATCTACACCAGGTATCTCAAAGTCTGCTGCAGCTGCACCATCGTCTGCCACATGTTGACTGGTAATTTTGCTACCTATCTCTGTGCAAAGCTGTG